TTTTGTGTTCTTTTACAATATCCCGGAGAATGATATCCAGATCGTTTTCATCCATATCATATTCTACATTAATGTTTTTCATAGATTTGCACCTTTTTGTTCCACATAATTATTTATATATTCTATAAGGGTTTTTGAGGCATCTTTTATGATATTAAAGTTGCTGGTAACATGTTCTGGGTCAATCTGCCAAAGAGCCAGATACTTTTCGGTGTGAGGGGCTGGAATATCATATTCGCTGAGAACAAAATTTGCCACACCTTCCGCCTGAAGTTCCCGTATTTTTCGTTCCGGCATATTTTCCCGATCTTTCCAATGTAGCATTTCGTGAGCAACTTCATGGATTAGTGTGCTCAAATTTTCGCTAACAAGCTCAATCGTTCCACCCTTACTGACACCTCGGGCACCACCCAGTTCGTCTTCTGCCTTGATATCTATTTTAATGTTGTTCTCTTCTGCATATTGTTTCACGGCATCAAAAATGGTGCGCATGCGTTCATTTAGGGGCGTGTCATCAAACCATTGAATTTCTTCAGGAATTTCCTTTTCCCGACCAGGAATAGGTTCGGTTTGACTGATATCAAAAACAGGCACAAGACGAAATCGCATCACTTTTTCTTTGATACCAGCAGTGGGATCTTCCCCCACATTTATGTCTCCATCTTTTTGTTTCACCATAATAGGGGCATAAATCATTATGGATCGTTCTCCGGGTTTTATTTTGCGACCTAATTGACGAAACCATGTGTTTTTTCCGGCTACCTTGGAAGCATTTTTTCTTTGCAGAAAGATCAAAATCTGATTATAAAATGAATAATTGCGAAAACGTTTTTGAAACTGAACATATTCCTGATATTCCTTGCTGTTTTTAACATTCAGCACACCGCTTTTCAAAAGTTCCAAAAATTTCTTGAAACGATCTTCCAGATTTTCTCCACCAAATTCAGCAACAGTTGTGTCCGTAAGTTCTTCCTTGTTGAATTCATTTAATTTTTTGATTGTATTCTTTACAAAATCTGATGCTCCGGCTTCATCCAAAGCACCTGTTTCCCACCGACGTTCCAATGCATTCCATTTGAATCCAAGGGTTTTAATGAAATCTTTATTTGTAAATGTTTCATTACCAGCCTGTTTTGGATCAGATAAGTCACTGCTGACAATAAAAATGGTTTTACCTTCAGGAGCAGATTTTTTTTTCAAAACCAACTTTTCATTTAAAATAGTTTTTATATTTTTAAAACTGATCATGAATTAATAAATATTTACATGGGATTAAGTGACGATATGCGCAAAATGGGCAACCTTTATTGTGAAAATCTAGGTCTTGGCCCTCAAGCCAACAGTGCCCTGAATCCTGCTGCAGAAATACCCACGATTGTTCGTCAGGATCCTGAAAAGATTTTAAATGAATTTCTTACTTTTCTAAAAGGTATTCAAGGTCCAGAAATCCGCAAGAAGGTAGTTTTGCGGGTGTTGGAAACTATCCTTTGATACGATAAAACTTGATAGCAGTGATTCTGCTGCCTTCGTCCACAATTCCGCCCCGAAAAATTTCCAATTTTTGATTTTTCACCAAAAGACAAATCATTTTGCGTCCATGCGATTCGCTAAGTTTTAATTCACGACAAAGCTGAGTAAACGTTTTCCAACCATTACCTTTGGGTCGTTTTTCTTTGCTTTTGGCATACTCCGCGTAAAGACGTTTCCAATCCTTTTTTAAAGGATGGTAAAACATTTTGCTTGTCATAACCCGGGTTGTGGTAAGACTGGTTCCGGTTTTCATTTTTATCCGGTTGGTTTTTAACCCCCATTGCAGAAATTTTTGGCAATTATCCGTGCTGCTTTTGATAATGTCCACAATCTCAAATTTGGTTTTCCAGTTTCCTTGCGGTCTGGTTTCCTCCTTTTTGATTACAGACTGAAGTTGTTCTACCCATTTAGACATAATTTATACCAGATTTTTCTTTCCAAATAATTTTTATTGGCATTGAATTTATAACCATCAAAAGTTTTTACCTGTTTATTTAACCGGTGTTCCCGTATAAGTCTTAGAATTTTTGATTTTCTCAGACCGGTTTTTTTTGAAAGATCTTCTGCTGTGAACCAATCTGTGCCATTGGGAATGCGTTGACGTTCCATCTTGTATATGTTTTTTAAAAAATATTCCTTCCATGTATATTTTTTGTGGCGGTACCATACTGCTCTTTTCACAAATCCTTTTGGCGAACGAACCGTTCCCGCATAAATTTCACATTCTTTGCGATTGATTATTTCCGACAAAATGTTTCTGAGTGTGTGATATTTTGCTTTGTTTTTTGTCAGTTCGCATATTTGTTTCAATTCCAACCAACGTTCCCCGGTGGGACGTTTTTCATCCTTGCGCATTTCCTGAAAAAGAAAACGTGACCAATTATCTGATTGTACGTTTCTGATTCTAAACTTTTTGCTCATGAACCGATATTATCGGAACCGTGAATATTGTCAACTATAAACCTTTATATTGGTAGGAATTATGTATTTGCGATTGCGTTCTTTAGCTTGATAAACCTCATGAGTATTATCCATATGAATCAAACCAAAAGCCCATCCGTGTTGCCACCGAAGACGGCGCATTTGATTGCGATTGTATGAAGGGGACAAATTACTCAGACAACCGATATTCCAACCTTCCCGAACATCTGTGCTGACCGACCGGAAATAATCAATTGCGTGGGTATGCCCGAACAAAACGTTACCATATACATCAGAATGCTGTTTAGATCCGTGCATATTGTGACCATAACCATGAACAAATGAAAGTGAACCACATTTATAAACACCTTCTTTGGAATCGTAAGGAAGCATTCGTACTCGTTGCTTTTTACACATTTCCTCGATAGACTCAATTCCTTGACGGGCATAATCCCGCTTCAATCCGCTACTGGCATTCAAACGCAGATCATAAATTCTTTCGTCGTGATTTCCCCTCAAAAATACACGCTCAGTACCAAATGAGAAAAACTTTTTAAAAAAATCTTTTCCAGCTTCCCAATCCTCGATCATGCTTTGACTTTGCTCGGTGTCTACATCACAATTTCTTCGAATGGCACGAAAATCCCATACATCTCCGATACAAACTGTCAGATCTGGTTTGTAATCTCGCATAAAACTGAACAAACATTTTAATGCTTGCGGATCAGATTCGTCACCGTGAACATCTCCGGCAGCAACAAACTTTAATGGTTTGGCCATAGTTTATTTTACAGATAAAAACGTAATTTCAAGAGGTAGTCTCGGGAATATATTTATTAAGAATTGGTATAATTTTATTTTCTAAAATATCAAAAGCATTGCCCGCATCAATTGTTAAATTAATCAAATCTGCTTTTTCACGATCATCTAGCTTGTCGATAAGCAAAGCTTTACGAATCAGATCAACAAGATACTGAACACCTTGTGTATCAAGCTTGGGTGCTTCTTCGGCAGGTGTTTCAGCAGCCGGTTGTTCCGCTGCAGGTTCCTTTGGTTGAGCAACATCTTCAGCAGCATCCAGTGTTGCTGGGGGCTGTTCGTTAAGAAGACCGTATTTATTTTTTAAAATATCATCGAATTTCATACTTTTATTCCGTCTGCAACTTTTTGCAGTTTTTTCCCTAGTTTTCCAACAATTGCACCGTATGCTTTTTCAATTTGTTTTTGCGGATTCCTGTTGAAAAGAACTCCTCCTTTTGCATTTCCTCCTGCTAAAATACGAGCTATTTTTAAATCATTAGGAGTCAAACTCCCCCCTGTTAATTTGGTAAGACCGCTAAATTCTTCCTGATCTTCTTCTGCATGTTTTTCCACTTTGCCGTCCGGAGTTATTTTAAATCTACCCTTTTCACCATCCACATCATAGCTGACAACCGCATTCATTTTTTTAAGACCTTCATATTTGGCTTTGCCGGACGAAACCATTTTGTCCACCACATTTTGTTGCAGTTCAGTCAATTTTGGCGGTTTGATGTCCAATTTAAGATATTCTTGTTCCAACAACTTATGAAATCTTGCCATGTAAGTATTTACTCTAATTTCATTGAATAATTCTTTTTTAACACGGAATTGGAGAGGTTATATTCTTTTAAAACCTTTTGTATGTCCTTCATGCTGAAATTTTTACTGCTTTGAATCAGAATGGAGTTTATAATTTTGCTGGCAATTGTTCTGTAGAAAACAGGATCCGAGGATATCAATTTGCTGAATTGAACGAAAGATCCTTCATATTCAATAACAGTAAAGCTCAGATATTTTTCAAATTTTTTAAGAATCTTGATGCAAACATCAAAAAGTTCATCCGAATCAAAATGCTCACAGATTTCCAAATCTTTCAAGCTTTTTTCTGAAATAACAAACACAATGTCTTCAGGTTGACGTTTGATCACAAAATTGGACAGCAAAAGGTTTGCCAATTGATACACCAGTATGTTTTTGGCGTCCCGATTCTTCTTCAGGGGTTTTTCAAGCAGCTTAAACTTGTGACAAGAATCTAAAATCTTGGTTTCCAATTTGTTTGAAAACGCATCCCAAAAATCCACAAATACAATGTTATCCTTTTTCTGCATCTTTAAACCAGAACTCCTTTGGCTTTCCGAGACGGCAATTAATAATTCCATTGTAATACTCCGGGTTTTTTATCACTTCGTTCTGAATTTGCAACCTGATCTCTTCATAACCCAGTTCCCATTTGCTGCGGCAAAACCGAAGTATTTCAAACCGAAAATTTTCTTTCCCATATTTTTCAATATCCTCGTTAAGTTCCCGGCAGGAACCTGTGTATGTTTTCCAATCACTCTCAGAATATGAAATTTTGCTGTTTTTGCGGCTCTTCAGTTTTCTTTTTTTGCGAAATTGAAGTTGTTTTTTTCCAATATATTTGCGGTTGTTTTTAAGATTTGTTATCAAATAAATAAAACCAAAACTGTCCGCCTCAAAATTTTTACAAATCCAATGCCCATTATCGCTCATGGATCACACCCTTCGACGTTGTACCAAAATCTTCTTTTTTTTCTTTTTCTTATTTTTTTTAATTTCACCAAAAACAAAAGGAATACGAGCATCTCCGGGGGCATAATTGTCTCCGCTACTGATTTGAGACGGAGGATTAAAAATACTGCCGATGCTTGGTCCACTTCCAAACACACCCCCAACGCCTGCCACATTGTCTTCATTTAGTATTTTGATAAAAATGTTTGAAAAAAGACCCATATCAAGTATTTATATATTAATGGAACCAGAAAAACTACTGGAAGAACTAAAACAGTTTCTTCAGTTTGACGAACTTAATTTAAAAGAAAAACAATTGATGTTACCCAGCATCAAACACAGATATGCAACAATTTACATTCAAACAAAACGAGAACTAGGCGATTTGCATGCAGAACGAAAGCGCAAGTTGCGAACTGTGGTAGATGAAATAAACCGAGAATCCCCGATAAAACTCAGTTTAATTTCTGCTGAAAAACTGGCTTCAGACCATGAAATTGTTTTAGAGATAGACAAAAAAATAAAAAACAACGAATTGATATTGGAAATATGTGAAAAAAGTGAAAAGATTCTAAGCTCGGCAAGCTTTGATATCAAAAATTTAGTCGAATTAATCAAACTTGAAACAAATTGAACTGCATATATCTAGATAAATCAAAAAAGTTTGGGATGGTAGAATCTCCACATATTCAGATGATTCGAAATCATTTTTCGTGTGAAAATAAAATAGCAAAACATATGCGTCGTAAAGGTTATTATATTGCGGATCGTTTGTATGCCATAACGCCGTTAGGAAAGTTTGATTTAGGTTTATTTTTTTCCATTTTCAGATACATGACTGAAACGCTAGGGTTAGAACAAGTAAAAGTTGATTCTGAGATTTTGTCCAAAGTTAATCCCATAAGATCAAAAATTAATGTAGAATATCTTCAATATGAGCCCCGAGACTATCAAAAAGAAATGTGTGAGAAAGCTTTTCGATTTGGTCGAGGAATATTTGAAGTTGCCACCGGAGGAGGAAAAACATATGTGATGGCTTTATTGTGTCATAATATTTTAAAGAACGGTTTAGCGAAAAAAATTCTCGTACTAGAACCGGATTTGGGTCTTGTAGAACAGGTTTATGAGGAATTTAAAAAATGTGGATTGAGATGTGATATGAAAAAATATACCGGAGAAAATGATTTTGACGGAAATTGCCAGGTGGTGATCGCTAATATTGGTGTATTGAATGCTCGGGGCGATGAAAAAATAAAAGATTGTGACGTGATAATCATTGATGAAGCACACAAATATAAACGAGGAAACAAAATCAACAAAGTTTTGGACAAGATAGATGCAAATATACGATTTGGATTTACCGGAACTTTACCGGATGAAAAAGAGGATATATTTTGCATAGAGGGAAAAATAGGACCGACAATTTATAAAAAAACAAGTGTAGATCTTAAAGAGTATCTTTCGCAAGCAACCTGTAACGTAATTGAATTGGATTATGAAAATCCGCCGGAATGGTGTTCACCGGACGATATGAAAAGATACCGGCAAGAATATGAATTTATAATAAACAATGATTCCCGGAACAAAATCATCAGCAAACTTAGTTGTAATTTACAAAATAATACTCTTGTTTTGATAGATCGAATTCAGCACGGATTGGATTTGCAAAAAGTTTTGGAAAAAATTTGTGAAAATAAAAAAGTATTTTTTATACGGGGCGAGGTTGAAGTTGAATCCCGAAATGAAATTCGGCGCATCATGGAGCAGGCTGCCAACGTTGTTTGCATCGCCATAAGCAGCATTTTTGCAACCGGAATTGATATCAAGAATCTTCACAATATTATTTTGGCAAACGCTGGAAAAGCCAAAATACGTTTATTGCAAAGCATAGGACGTGGGTTAAGATTACATCCCTCCAAGGAAAAACTTATGGTTATTGATTTAGCCGACCAACTTTATTATGGAAAAAAACATTTTGAAAAAAGATATGAAATATACCAAAAAGAACAAATAGAAACCAAGAAAACAAGATACAAAATTATATGAAGAAAAAAAGAGGACGTAAACCCAATAATCAACAACAATTATCAGATTACTCTGATGATAATTTAGATGTTAAAAAAATAGCCGAAAAAAGTAAAAAAGAAAAAACTCATTATGTTAATTCTAAAGAATTTGAAGATAGTATTCGAGGTTTTTATGCTTCTGGAACGCTTACCGCATATCTGGGTGAAAGTGTTAGTAAAATTGCAAATGGTCTTAGTTATGCGCCAAACTTTATCAATTATTCATATCGGGATGAAATGGTGGGAGATGCAATTGTTAAAATGATGACTGCGCTCAAACATAAAAAATTCAATCTAGATTCGGGATACAGTCCTTTCAGTTATTTCACCACAATTGCCTTTCACGCTTTTATCAACAGAATCAAGAAAGAAAAAAAACATCATGAAACCTTGGAACAATATAAGGAAAAAATGTATACGGATAAAATGATAGAAAGCACAGAAAATACAGGTGCGCATGTTTATATTGATCATGATAACAATGACGACGATTGAAAACAATAACCAAAAAATCTCTTCTTTTTGCCGATCTTCATTTGGGCATTCACCAGAATAGTCCCAAATGGCATCAGCTCGCTTTGGATTGGGCTGAATGGGCCAGAAAAATTGCTGTTCAAGAAGGTGCAGAATCCATCGTTTGTCTGGGGGATTATTTCCATGATCGGGACCAGATTGATGTTTCTACTTTGAATATTGCAAGAAAAGTCTTGGACAGGTTTTCAGATTTTAAAGTTTATTTAATAACTGGCAATCACGACATTTATTTTAAAGAAAAAAATGACATAACCTCCTTGCATGTATTTCAGGGATATCCGTATGTGAATGTTGTAAACGATACGACATCATTCAAATACGGAGATAAACAAATTAACATGGTTCCTTGGACAGACTCATCATATGAAAAAAATTATGAGGCGGATGTTGTATTAACTCATGCGGAATTCAAACATTTTAAGATGAATAATAGCAAATTTTGTGAAGAGGGCTCTGATTTAGAAAAATACAATGAAAAAGAACGGCTTATTCTGGCTGGTCATTTTCATATCAGTGATGTCCGAAAAATGAATAAATTAATAGCTGGGTATTTGGGAAACCCATTTCAGCATACTTTTGCAGATATTAACAACAACAAATATGCTTATGTTCTTGATTTGGAAACCATGAGTTTGAAAAAATTCGAAAATGAATTTTCACCTCGACACGAAATAATTAGATATTCAAAAAAAGAAACGCCGAAAAGAAAAAATTCTATTGTGCGTGTTATCTTTGATGTGTCTGATACCACAGAAAAATATACGAGTTTTTCCAGTCAAATACAGAAAGAATTCACACCATTTACCCTGCTTACCCAGACGGATTTTGAATTAAAAAGTGAATCTGAATCAAATGAAACTAATATAGGGTTTGAACAAATGTTAGAAGAATTTATTAATGGAATGGAAGTGGAACATAAAAAAGAAACCTTGGATTATTGCAGTAATCTTTACAAAAAGTGTGCCTAATGCAATCCATAAATTTTAAAACAGTTTATATAAAAAATTTTCTTTCTGTGGGGGAAACCCCAATTACAGTTCAGTTTGAAAAGGGTCTTTGCTTGATTACTGGTCAAAATCTGGACAAACCGGAAAGATCTAATGGTGTTGGTAAAAGTACCATAGCAGATGCCATTCATTTTGCTTTATTTGGAGAAACTATCCGAGAAATAAAAAAAGATCTAATACCGAATTATTACACAAATGGAAAAACTGTTGTTAATATAACATTTGATGCGTTCAATGACAGTTATGAAATAATTCGTACAATCAATCCAACCACAGTCAAACTGATGAAAAATTCAGTGGATGAAACCAAAGACACCATTGCAAATACAAATGAAACAATTCAAACCTTGATTCACTGCACAAGTAAAATATTTAACAATTGTATTTCACTGGGTATCAACAGTAGCAATTGTTTCATGAACATGAAGAAGTCTGAAAAGCGGGAATATATCGAATCTATCTTGGATTTGGATATATTTTCAGAAATGACAGAATTGTGCAAAGGTGAACTTTCAGAGGAAAGAAAAATCCGGGAAGGACTAAATGCCAAAAAAGAAACCTATGAATCTATTCAGGATGATTATAAAAAACAAAAAGATGAATTTGAAAACAAAAAAAAGAAAAACATAGACGAACTGGAAACAAAGATAAAATCCCTGCAAACAAACATAACTGTTCTAAACAAAGAAATTGAGAATCTGCAAAAGACTGAGCAGATCGATTACTCTGAAAAGATAAACCGAGCCAAAAATGCATTGAAAGTTATAGAGCAAAAAGCAAATGAATCAGATAAAAATATAGCAGCCAAGCAATCTGAAATCAAAAGCATCCAGAAAAATCTGAATGAAATCAAGGAAAACATTGATGTTTGTCCTTCTTGTTTACGGGAAATAGATGAAAGCTGCAAGGATCATGTGGAAAATAGAAAAAAAGAAATGCAACAACAAATAGAAAAAAATGAATCCCTTATTCTAGAAGAAACTGAAAGATGTAAAAAATTACTGTCAAAAAGAAATGATGCAGAAAAAATAATTGATGCTCTTCAAAAAAGAGAAAAACAATTTGAAAAAGACAATTCTAAACAGGAACAAAACAAAAAACTGATTGAACAAATACAATTTTCCATCAAAGACGTTGAAAATCAGATTGAAAAAGAAAAGAACCGAACAGAAAATTTTGACAAGACCATAGAAGACAACAAAACCAAACTCGTGGATTTACAGAAAAAAATAACCGAAGCAGACCAAAAAATTTATATTTTAAATAATAGTAAATTTATTTTGAGTGATGAAGGTCTTAAAAGTGTATTTATTTCAAAAATAATAAATCTTCTCAATAACAAAATAAACCATTACTTAAACAAATTGGATGCCAACTCTCGCATAACTTTTGATCATTACTTTGAGGATAGCTTGACAGATGCAATAGGTAAGATTGCAAGCTATGCAAACCTGTCCGGGGCAGAAAAAAAAGCAGTGGATTTGGCTTGCATGTTTTCTTTTATGGAAATGCGAGAACTTCAGAATTTTCCCATGTTTAATTTTGTGCTGTTTGATGAAATATTTGATAGCAGTTTTGATAAAAAAAGTGTTCAACTTATCACAGACATATGTGAAGAAATTGCCCAAACCAAATGTGTTTTCATTATTAGTCACCGAAAAGATGCAATTTATTCAAATAACTATAAAACTATAAACTTACAAAAGAAAAGTGGCATAACAAACTTGCTTGAAAATTAAAAATATATATTAATTAAATTTATGTTTACACCAGGTAATCCTTACGTATCCAATCCTCTGCTTCAGGCAGCAAGTCAATACACCAACAAAATAGTTCCCCAACAGCTTACACCCACTCCTGCGCAGCCTGACAACATTCCGGATAGGGGAATCAATTATCTGGCGGATTATAGTGGTTGTGGTCATTGGCGTTTGATCTGGCCCGAAATGATCCTGAATGCTCATAATAAAATGACTATGCACAGTACAACTGTAATGTGTTTAGATCCTCGTTATTACATTCATACCAAAGCAGTTCGTGTGCAACGCCAAGCAACCGAGCATCAGCTAAAATTTGTGCAATTTCTCAAACAACTGGGCCAACAACAGGGGTTTCGCCTCATGTATGAAATTGATGATCTTGTGTTTCACGAGGACATTCCTGATTACAACAAGTTCAAAACAGCTTTCATAGATCCAAACATCCGTAAACAAGCTCAAGCCATCATGAATGAATGTGATGAAATCACCGTAACATGCAAATTCATGAAGGATTATTATGCGGAAAAGACCGGACACAAGAATATCACCATTATTCCTAACTATCCTCCCAAGTTTTGGATGGGCAATTACTATAATCTGAAACGCATCAGTGAAAACTATGATGCTTTTCAAAAAAAACCTCGTATTCTTTATGCAGGAAGTGGTGCACATTTTGATGTGGAAAACCGGATAGGTCAAAATGATGATTTTGCACATGTTCTGCAGGCAATTGCCGACACCAAAGACAAATATCAGTGGGTTTTCTTTGGGGCGTTTCCCATGATGTTCCGACCCCTGGTTGAACGGGGTATTTTTGAATATCATCCGTGGGCCGAGCTATACAACTATCCAGGCAAAATAAATGATATGAAAATCAACATGATGATTGCCCCCCTGCAAAACAATAATTTCAATAAAAGCAAAAGTGATTTGAAATATATTGAGGCTTGTTGTTATGGGTTACCAATTGCTTGTCAAAATCTTTGCACTTATGAAGATGCACCTTTCAAATTTGATACCGGGGATGAAATGATCAAAACAATTGAACAGGTTTTAAGCAAAAAATCAAAATACATGACACATTGTGAACGGGCCCGGGCATATGCTGAAACTCGGTGGCTGGAAAATGATGATAATATCAACAAATATGTGGAATTGTACAAATATCCTTATGGTGACAAAAGAAGGGTGTTGCTAAACAAATACAATGGTTTAACCTAGTCGGTGTGTACAGGCATGCCACATATGATCCGTTAAATCACGCCATCCGTTTGGCCACATGGTCTGAAACGGGGCAAAGAATCACGGTCAATCGCACTTATTATCCTTATTTGTATGTTGAAACCAACGGCCAAAATGACGAAACATCATTATATAATACAAAATTAAAGAAAAAAACTTTCAATTCATCCAAAGAACGACGATTGTTTGCGGAAAAAGATGAGAATAACCGAATATTTCATAATTTCACGTGTTCGCAGCAGTTCCTGATCGACGAATTTTCAAGCGAGATAGACAATCCAGACTTTGTTAAACACCCGTTAAAGATATTTTATCTGGATATTGAAACATACAGTCCAGACGAGTTTCCAGAACCTGACTTGGCCAAAGCTCCGGTCAACGTGATCACTATTTATGATAGTTTGAGCCAGACATTTCATAGTTTTGGGCTACATCCATACGATTCTCACGACAATGTTGTGTATCATTACTGCAAAGATGAGGTTGTTTTACTTAGAAGCTTCCTGGAATTCTTTGAAAAAGATTATCCGGACATTGTTGCAACCTGGAACGGAGAACTTTTTGATATTCCTTATCTTGTTAACCGGATCAATCGGGTGTTGAGTGAAGATGATTCCAAAAGATTGAGTCCTTATCGAAATCTTATTGGCAAAGAGATATTCACGAAATTCGGAAGAAAAGCAGAGAAGTTTTATATTGAAGGAATTGCCAATCTGGATTATATGAACGTTTACAAAAAGTTCTGTCCGATCCAGCGAGAGAGCTATTCGCTCGGATCCATCGGTGCTTTGGAACTGGGGGAAACAAAAGTTGAATATGAGGAAAGCAATCTTTCGTCGCTGGCCGACAAGAACTGGAAGCAATTTGTAGAATATAACATTCAGGACGTTAATCTGCTTGTTAAGCTGGAAGAAAAACTCAGTTATTTGAGCATTTTACGTTCTCTTTCACATGTGGGTTTGACCAATTTGGAAACTGCCATGAGCACAATCAGCATTGTGGCAGGTGCCGTGGCCATTCAAGCCAAGAAAAACAACAAGATCATACCCACGTTTCCTCACAAAGAAGATGACGGGGTGACAATTGAGGGGGGTTTTGTCAGCGAACCACAACGGGGATTTCATGAGGCTGTCATTAGTTTTGATGCCAATTCATTGTATCCCAATCTGATTCGTACCTGTAACATGTCTCCGGAAACCAAAGTGGGAACCATTGATGGTCAAAATGATGATGGTACCTATACCTTAACGCATGCCAGCGGAAAGAAATACCGACTAACAGAGGAAAAACTTAATATCTTTATTGAAAAAGAAAATCTGGTCCGCACAAAAATAGGAACATTGTTTTACCAAAAAGAAGAGGGTCTGGTTCCTCAAATTGTTGCAGAAAATTATAAAAAACGGGTGGATATCAAGCGGGAACTAAAGAAAATCAAACGGGAACTGCTTTCTCTTTCCAAGGATTCGCCCGAATACAAACAAAAAAAGAACCGGGAATCTGTGCTCAACAACAAACAGTATGCGCTTAAAATACTCATGAACAGTATCTATGGGGCATTTGCCAACAATTTTTTCTTTCTTAGTGACCGGGACATTGCCCGAAGCATTACTCTTACAGGTCAGACCGTGATCAAACATGCAAACGAGATTATTGAAAATTTCTTTGTGGAAGCTGGAATTGACCGGGAAATATTAAAAACAAATCCACCCACCATTTACAATGACACAGATTCTGTTTACATCTCCATTCAGCCGTTGATTGAAAAAAATAATATAAAATTATTGAAAAAAGACAAAACATTGTCTTCCGAAGCTGAAAAATTGATCGAAAACCTGGAAAAATATATAAATGAAAAGATATGTGATTGGGCCAAGAAAGAACTAAACAGCAACAAACCCACCCTGGAATTCAAACGGGAAAGCATTTGTGATGTGGGTATTTTTATTCAAAAGAAACGCAATGTGCTTCATGTCATAGACGAAGAAGGTGTTCCTTGTGACAAAACCAAGTATACAGGAATTGAGGTTGTTCGCAGCACCATGACAAAAGAAGTTAAAGTTTTCAACAAAAAAATTATTGAAACCATGCTGAAAACCCGGGATCCTTCCCAGACAAACATCATCATGGACAAAATCTATGAAGAATTCCAAACCAAACCGGAAAACGAGCTTTCATTTGTGGTGGGAATTAAAAATTACGAGAAATATGCGGACTCCTGCAACGAACTGACAACCATAAAAGGAATGCCTGTGCATGTGAAAGCCGCGTATTATTACAATTATTTCATCAAAACCATGAAGCTGGACAAGAAATATGAAAAAATAAACAGTGGCGACAAGATTCAATATTACTATGTGCAGCAACCAAACAAATATGCTTTAACAGTGATGGCGTTTAAAAATCGTCTGCCCGAGGAGTTCAAGGACATTTTCCCTATGAACAAAGAAAAGCAGTTTGAAAAACTTGTATCGGAAACCATGCGCAAACTATTTGAACCAGTAGGATGGCAAATCCGGGAACCAAGCCAGATGAATTATGCCAATTTGGAATTACTTTTTTCTGACGACTGATTTTTTACCAACAAGATCACTGGGCTTTCTCACATTCCGACCAAACTTTTTCTTGATGGCCCCAATCCAGGCTTGATTCAGGTTTTTCAAACGAGTCACTTCTGCTTTTAACTTGTAAGCATCTTCTTCTGGTTCGGTGGGAGTTTCTGCCGGGGATGCAATCGGAGCAGGTGTGGGTGCAACTGTTTCCTCACTTTTTTTGGCATACGTATCTTTATCAATTTTTGCTTTTTCTTCCGGAGAAAGTTTTGCATAGTCTTTAGGATCCATAGTTTTGGGTTTAGCAGCAGGTTCGGTCACAACTTTTCCGGCATCAGCAGCGGGTTCAGCTGTTTTTGTTTCAGGTGATGTTTCCTTTTCGGGTTCTGTTGTTTTGGCGGGTGTGCTGATTGAAGTCTGACCATAAAGAAGTGTTTCAATCGCACCTTTTTGAAGATTGTCAAAATCCATGCTGCTGTGATTTTTTGTAAAATATTCTAAAGCCTTATTCTTATTGACTTCCATGTTTTCATCGGCCCAACGACGGCTATTCAGAAACTTGTCAAACGTATCTATGGCTTTTTCCCTATTTGTTTTAATGTCCCCCTTCTTTGCGAAACGAGGATACCAGAATCTTGTCCACATATCTTTATATGTGTTGTAACGCATTTTGTCTTCGCTCCTTATTTTCAATCCACCCAAGAAATCCATAATACCTTCGTTAAGTTGTTTATCTTCAAGACTTTTTGCTAGAACATACGCCTCGAATATTTTGTGGGACTCTTGATGCATAATATTATTTATTATTGTTGCTTTTCTAAATCGTGTGGTTAAATGTTCGTATGAATTCAATTCAACCATTCGTAGATCATGTTGGACGTACAATCATTGGTGAAGTTCTTGGCGAGGAGAACGGAAACCTAAAAGTGAAGAATCCTGCCATCCTTCTGGTCCAACCGAACCAGGCTACTGGACAACTCAGCATCCAGACAGTTCCTTTGTTTTTCAAGGAATTTATCAGCCCTTCAGTTCGTGAAACAGTTGGTACCTGGCTTTTCCCCAAGGACAAGCTGGTTCTGACCACGGATATCAAGCTTGAGGAAAGGATCATTGAGCAGTATAGCCGTATTTTCACAACTGCTCCGGCACCTGCCTCTAACCCCGAAGTTGTAAAATTGTTCGAAGACTGATGAGCGATCTGGATAAAATCCTAGGTTGTCTGGATGATATTAATCCAGAAGCTGCTTATCTGTCGGACAACACTCTTAGTAATGTAGATACATGGTATGACACAGGTTGTTATGCCCTGAATTCAATCATCAGCGGGAAACTTCGGGAAGGTGGAGTTCCTAAAGGCAGAATCATTGTTTTTACCGGCGAATCACAAACTGGAAAAACACTTCTTATCAACAAAATCCTTGGTATTGCACAAAAGCAAGGATTGTATCCTGTCATTTTTGACAGTGAAATGAGTGTGGACGCGGAAAGTGGTAAAAGCGTGGGGTTGGATCCAGAAAAGACAAAGTATTGTCCGATCTACACGGTAGATGAATGCAAGAATCAAATCAGCAAGTTCCTGGACAACGTGATTGAAAAGAAAGCTCAAGGCAAATTCATTATCAGTATTGATAGTCTGGGCAATCTAGCCGGTAGCAAGGAAGTTGCTGACGTTGAAAAAGACAAGAGTGCGGCGGATATGGGTCTTCGAGCCAAAAGTTTGAAGAGCATGCTGCGTATTCTGACCTATAAGGCTGCAAAAGCAGGAGTCACCATTCTTTGCAGTAACCATACCTATGCTGATCCTGCCAGCATGTATCCCAGCTTGGTGAAAAACCAAAGTGGAGGCAGTGGTCCATTGTACATGAGCAGTGTGATTGTGCAGTTGGCCCGTCGAAACGAGAAACAAGACGACAAAAACGAGGATGACAAGATTCTTCCGGAAGCCAAACAATATTCCGGGGTGACTCTTCGGGCCATGACCACGAAAAATCGTTTTGTTCCTCCGTTTTTGGAGGTTCCAATTTACTTAAATTATAAAACGGGTCTGGACAAATATAGCGGTCTTCTTGAAATGGCAGTAAACCATGAAGTTATTATTCAAAATGGACCTACTTATACAAAACCGGACGGGACAAAACTGGGTTATGGAAAAAATTTTAAAAATGATGTTTCTTTTTGGGAAGAGTATGTTATACCTACTCTTCAGGAAAAATTAAATGTCGCTTACAAATATGCAGCCACAGCAACAGAAGAATGAAAAGGTTATTTTTATTAGTGCCACCCGTGGAAGCAAGGACGGCACATCGTTTCTAAAAAGCATTACCAAAGTTCCCGGGGCAGAATACGAAATCATAGAAAACAACACAGAAAAACTGTGTGTTGTTTACAATCGTGCCGTTCAAAAATACATGGATAGCCATGATATCATATGTTTCATTCATGATGACGTTTACATAGACGATCTTCGGATCGTGCATAAGCTTACCAAAGCCAGCAATGAAGCAGGATATGACATTATTGGTTTAGCCGGGGGAATAAGTCCGGTTATCCGGGCCCCGGTTCTTTGGCATTTGATGTGTGATCGATCCAATTTGCGGGGAGCAGTTGCACATCCTCACGACAACAACAGCATCTTTATGACCAGTTTTGGAGTGACTCCCTGTGAGGTGGATCTTATCGACAATCTTTTCATGGCATTTCGCACCAAGCTTTTCAGGATAAACAGCAACTTTCGGTTTGATGAAAATAATCCGTGTCACACCCACTTCACGGATATTGATACTTGTCTTGAAGCAAAAAAATACAATTATAAAATAGGTGTGTGGCCCATATGGGTTTTGCATGCAAGTCCGGGTCTTCGCAGTTATGAGGATCAGGTTTGGCAAAAAGGTCAACAATGGTTTTTGCAAAAATGGTCAAAGTAAACAAAATCGACGCGGACACATTCGAGCCACTTATTATTTATAAGTGTCTGGCCGACGCTTCATATTTGGGAATTGTTTCGCAATATCTGAAACCAGAATATTTTAAAAATGAAAACATCCGGAACATTGTACAAATTATCACGGATTTTCATGAAAAACACAATTCACCTCCGACTGTAACAGAGATAAAAAACTATCTGGTAAATGATAAACTTAAGATTTCTTTCAAAAATGTAGTGGAAGAAATTTCAAAACTGGACAAAAATCTGAATGAAAAAGAGCTTTTTCAAAACACTGAGATCTTTTTAAGAGAAAAAGCAATTTTCAACGTGATGATGCAGGCACTTGAAATGAGTGAAAAGAACAATATTGATGCATCTGAATTGTTGGAAAAAACACAGGAGGCATGCAGTATCAGTCTTACCAACGATCTTGGGTTGGAATATTTTAATCACATTGAAAAAGTGGCCACTGAACTAAACAAAGTGGAAAATTACATTTCCAGCGGATACAGATGGATAGATGAAAAACTTGGAGGTGGATTCCTACAAGAAGGAAAAGCACTGTATGTTTTCAGCGGTCAAACCAATGTGGGTAAAAGTATTGTTCTGGGTAATTTGGCCAGCAACATATGTTCCCAAGGCAAAACAGTTTTGTTAGTCAGTCTGGAAATGAGTGAAATCATGTATGCCAAACGTCTTTGCGGTAATTTCTCCAATATCCCAATCTTTTCTCTCAGACACAAACTGGACGATTTAAGGGATGCCATATCCAAATATGTAAGGGAAAATCCCAAAGCTAAATTGATCATTAAGGAATTTCCCCCCAGCACAATCACTATCGGAAATCTTATTGGTTATGTGAAGAAACTGGTCCAGACCGGAATCAAACCGGACGTGATTGTTGTAGATTATGTGAATCTTTTCACAACATCATTTGGAAACAATTCCTATGAAAGAATCAAACACATAACAGAACAGTTGCGTTCTGTCAGTTACGTGTTCAATGTTCCGGTCATTACCGCCACTCAATTAAACCGAAATGCCTTTAATCAAAGCAATCCCGGATTAGAAACCACCAGTGAAAGTATGGGCTTGGCCATGACAGCTGATTGTATGTTCAGTATTTGGCGGGAAAAAGAGGATGAAGAACTGGGAAGAATCAACATAGGAATTCAAAAGAACCGACAGGGTCCGGTGTTTGGAACTGCTTCTTTTGCGATAGATTATTCCACCATGCAAATTCGGGAAGAGGTGAGAACAGATTCTACAGACGCCGTTTCCAGTACAGAAAACAGTCTTAATGATCTGATGTCATGAAAAAAACCCGAATACTTTGTGATTTTGATCTGGACGGGGCCGGTTGCTGCCTGATAGCCAAATGGTCCTCACCCAATCAAGAATATGATATTGTCCCCACAAATGAAGAGAATCTTTCCGAAGAAATAAAAAATAGCGATCCAAGAATTTCCCTTGTTGTTTGTGACATGGCTTTTGATCAAAAACATATTGATTTGGCGGATCGACCCAATGCATTGTTCATACATCATCATGAATTACTGGAAAATTTTTCCGGTAAAAATTGTAAAATCATAACTAAACAGGAACCTTCTTGTACCAAACTTTTTGCAGATAGTCTCAAACCACAATTAAATGACAACCAAAAAAAGCTTTTGGAATATATCAATGATTATGACAGTTATAATCTTTTGCACAAAAAATCATTGTTTTTAAACATGGTCTTTTGGTCTTATACTGGAAACAAACTGGAAAAGTTTATTTCTGCATTTGAAGGGGGCGACCGGGAATTCACAAACGAAGAAAAGAACATGGTGCGTCTTTATCTGGATAAAATGCTGCAAGCCATGAAGAATGCAGAACCTCACCTGCTCAAAACAAAAAATTTTAATATAATAATTTTTTATGCTGATTTTGCAATAAATGAGATTTGTGCAGAATTTTGCAAAAAATATGATACCCATGCGGCCGTGAGCATAAACAAAAACAACCTTTCTGCCTGTGTTCGAATCAACAGAAATAAAGAATCAAACTTTGATTGTGGTGTATTTGCCAAAATATTTTTGGATGGACATGGATATAAAAACTTTGCATCTGGCAAGGTTACCGAAAAATTTGTTGAATTATCCAGTCGGTTCAATAAGATTTGATATGGAAAAGACCATCATAGACAAAGAAACAGAATATTACTTTCTTTGTTTCTGCAGTCTCATGTGTATTTTGGCAGAAAAGAAGCTGAATTTTCCAAATGTTTTCATAGCTTTTTTAAAAAATAAAAACTACAGAACATTGTTCAAGCAATTGTTGCATGTGGAAACTGATCATGAGTGTGTGAAGATTTTTATTAATTTTGATCCCAACCTCCATAAATCAAAATACATAACCAAGTTTTTAAATAAGAATAAAAAGCTGAAGCTTTCGTGAAAAACGATTCGCTGGACATTTACAACTCGTTCATTCGAGCATATCGCACTGCCAATTCCGCTCCTTACCGGGCTCGTAAAAACTACGATACGTTGCCCCAGGAAATCAAAAACAAGGTTGAACGCATAAAATTATTTTTTGATTCTTACGACATTGACATCAACGATTTTTTTGAAGCTCCTTATTTTCTGTATCCTGACACAAAATATTTTCCTTTTGATTATTATCTTTCCAGAAAAGCAGTGAAAAGTTACAGTGATTTTGAAAAACAATTGCTCATGCTGGGTCCGGACAATTCCCGTAATCTTGTCAAAATAAAAAATTCTGTCAGTTTCATCAAGAAATTTTTGAAAGAAAACGGCATAAACTTTTCAGAATATCTTGAATACAAAAAAGACAAAGTTCCTTCTTTCATAACACATTTGAAAAACAAAAAGGTTTCAGTTTATTTTCTTTTGGGTTTGGATGGTTTTCACAAGGCATTTTTCAGTTTTGATTCCAATCTCCTAAGATTCATAGTACCAGATATTTATGAGAATTATGAATTATATAATATAAAATTTTGCAACAGCAAACATGGAAGAATATTGGTAAAAAGTATTTTAAATAAAAAGATTCTTGGTTGACATATAAACTTGCATGTTAAGATAAATTCATGAGTAAATTCACATCATCAATGTTCGAGACACTTAAAGAATCCCTCACCAAGAAAGCGGAGGGCACCTCAAACAGCGGTCTTTACAAGCATATTTTGAAGCTGGAAAAAGGCAACACTTATGTTGTTCGCCTTCTTCCGAATCTTAAGGATGCTAAAAAGACATTTTTTCATCATGTGCAGCATGGCTGGACAAGTTTCGCCACCGGTCAGTTTGTGAGCGCATTGTCGCCCACCACTTGGGGTGAAGCAGATCCCATCGGTCAAACCCGGTACAAAATGCTTTATAAGAGCAACAATGATGCAGACAAGGTTAAGGCATCTGAAATCAAGCGAAGTGAGAAGTGGCTGGCCAACATTCTTGTGGTTGATGATCCGGTCAACAAAGGAAACAATGGCAAAGTAATGATTCTACGTTTTGGAAAACAGCTTCACAAAATTATCATGGATGCAATCAGCGGAGAGGAGAGTGAAGATCTTGGTGACCGCATTTTTGATCTTTCTGAAAGGGGATGCAACCTAAAGATCAAGGTGGAAGCCCAAGGTGAATATCCCAACTATAGCAGCAGCCGATTCACATCTCCAAAAGCAATCGAGGGTCTTGATAACAAGGAACAGGAGAAAATCTATGAATCGGTTTTTGATCTAGAAGCTGTTTACCAGAAGAAAAGCCAGGACGAACTGCAGAAACTTCTGGACGAACATTTCTTCTGTAATATCAGCACTTCTCCTGCTCCGTCAAAAAAGAAGGATGCCGCATCCAACAACAGTGATCTTGTGGAGGAAAAGGTTCAAATCAAAACCACCATTTCTTCCAAGAAGGAAAGCAACGAAGAAGATTTGATCAAGGATCTTCTGGATGGTTTAGAAGCATCTAAATGAGCCAGCAGATTGACCCACGCATTGCCAACGTGGTTTATAATTTCTTGGGCAATACTCTTGCTCAATTGAATGAAATAGACAAAAACAATTTAGGAAGCAGCAGTCTCAAAGCTGTGAAAACGAATCCTAAAAATGTTTTTAGCATGAGTCATGATGCCAGCATGAATTTGCTTCCAAATGAAATGCCGGTTCTTCCTTCTGCTCCTCCGATACAGCAACCCGAAACTCAGCTCATTCCACAAGCAACCGTTGTGAATGCCGGATTGAACATTCCTAATACCATTCCAGTTGCCACTCTTCCGGTTACACCTCCACAAACTCGGATAGAACTGGGAATAAAAAACAGCGGGGATGTGAAAAAAGAAATAGAAAATATCATTTCGGCATTAAGTAACATCAAGAACCTTTTGAATGAACCGATTCACGATTGAAAATAAAAATAAATTTTGCCGATATTTTTTGGAACCGCTACTAAAGCTGAACCCAAAATGCATCCTTAAAATACAACCGGATCAGGTACAGGCCAAAAGCAGCTATCCCGATGGCAGTTTGTTTTTGGAAGCCACAGGAAACATTGATACGGATATCAAAGATGAGAAAGAACTGGCGTTCATTGATCTTTCCCGGTTCATAAAGACCCTGGATTTTGTGCAAAAAGATGTGGTCAGTTTCAAACTTGAACACAATTATCTTTCATACAAAGACACTGCCAATCAATTCATGATGCAGTTATATGACACCAAGGTTGTGAACAAACCCCGATTAAGTTTTGAAAAAATAAACTCTTTGGATTTTGATTTGGAAATCGACCTGAACACCGATGTTTTTTTTGAAATAATAAAAGCAAGTGCCATTTATCCAGATCTTAATAAATTATATTTTAATTTTACAAATAATAACCTGACCATTGAGCTTTCTGATCGCCAAAAAAATCAATCGGACGGATTCACCCGCACCATTGAAAACGTGCCGTCTCCCAGTGGAGATTTGGATTTTATTCTTCCGTTGGATCCAATACGGGTTATTTTGTCAAATAAGATAGAAAAAATAAAATTTCGCTTTCATAAAGTCAGCAGCCTAGTAAATCTAATATATGAAACGGACGGAATCAAAATGTCTTATGTTGTTCCTTGTCTGATCAAATGAATAAAAAACGCATCAGCAAAAACAAAGTACGCACACCCAGTTATTTCATCAAGCGTCTTCGCGATAATGGATTTATCGTGTGGAAAGTTTTCCAGCAATATGCAAAGATGGACACTCGTTTGTGGACCATCATTGTGGATCCTTGCAACAGCAGTACGTTCATCACCTGTTATCAAAACAAGGATTTTAACGGAGACATCATGTTTGAAATCAACGACGGGGGCATCCGGTTTGTGAAAAACTTTAGTCTGCGAACCGACAGTATTGAAAGTGTCATATTATTGTTGCTCGAAAAAGGTATTGGTAATAATGCAAAGAATAGTAGATTTTTCAAAAAACCGGTAAATACTATCAGTGAAAAGTCCGCGCAAGAAAAGCAACAAACAGTCAACAGCATATAATTCCCTTTCTGGTAAAAAACCTGAAGCTTCGGTTCGTCCGGAAAACATGGAGAATCTGATTAAAAGCACGTTGCACAATTATTTGCAACAAAAACTGGAGCTAAAAAGTGAAAGGGCCACAGATATTTCACACTTGGACAGCATTATCAGTGAATATCTGGATTGTTTCATTATCATTGGTTATGACATGCTCAACAGCCAAATCAATTTCATTCATGCCAAGGACCAAAAAGATGCCGATGCTTTGAGCGCGGCCATTAACCGGTTCTTTTACCAATCCCAAAACAACATTAAACCAAAAAGTAACGATGATTAACAATGCGCTGATCCTGGGAGGGGGATTTGTGGGAAAAAGCATGTCGGCCAAACTAAAAAGTTTGGAACATGTGAAAACTGTGGACATGGTTCGCCGGGAATTTTTGGATTATACCCAACCAGAAAAACTTCGGGAATATCTAGAAAAAGGAAAACCGGATTATTTGATCAGTGCGGCAGGTTATACTGGTTCACCCAACGTGGAAGGTTGTGAAACCAATTGGCAAGATTGTTATTTTTGGAATGTTTTGGTTCCGGTTCGCATTGCCAAGGTATGCAAAGAATTGGATGTGCCTTTCATCAACATTGGCAGTGGTTGCATTTATGATCATCAAGACAAAATTTACAGTGAATATGACATGCCTAATTTTGGTATATTCAGCAATCGCAGCAGTTTTTACAGTAAAACCAAACATCTTTGCGAGGAAAAACTGGAAGATTATCCTTGCTACACATTCCGCATTCGCATTCCTTATGATGAAAGTTACACAACCAAAAATTATCTTTATAAACTTTTGAAATATGACAATCTGATCAGTCTGAAAAACAGCATCACCAGTCTAAATCTTCTAAACGAATTCACAGATTTTTTCATTAATCTGGAACAAAAACCGGAACCGGGCGTTTACAATGTGGTCAACAACGGTGTGGTCCGGGGACAGGATGTGATCCAGCTTTTGAAAGAGCATGGTCTGGAAAATAAAAACTGGAAAATATTGGGTTATGATGAAATGAATTTCCGAGTTAATCGTAGTAATTGCATGCTTTCTTGTCAAAAAATTGAAAGTCTTGGATACAAACCAAAATATGTGATTGATGATCTTAATGAAAATATCCGGGGGTTTGCCAATGCTGTCAAAAATATTCAAGCTGATCAAGCTTAAAACGTACAAACGGGGCGACTTTTTTGCCATAACCAAAGGCAAATATGGGGGAGAATTCTGGGTATTGATCAACAAAAATGAAAAAGATTATGATTTCCTTTCTTTGCCCAACATGATTAAACGGAATGCTCCTTTTGAAAAAATTGATATGGCAATTAATTGTAAAATAATTGATTTTATTCAAAATCTTCCCTGCAAGGTGTTTAAAGTTTGTGAAATGCAGTATAAAAAAGCAAAATAATTATAAATAATAATATGATCAAAAACGTACCATTTGTGCAGCCCAAACCCCAAGTCAGCCCCATTTCCGGTCAAATGACCAAGCCGGTCATTGTGGAACGTCAGGTGGGCAAAAATATCATGAAAGAAGCACAATGGATTGATCCTGCTTCGGGAACACTCTTTCTGCGCGGTATTGTCAGTGTGGAAGAGAAAAAATAACAGATTGTTGTGAGTAATGCATCCAACCTTGCAAACATTGCTCTGCCCGATTTTGGTCAATCCGGGCAAATATTAACGTCCACAGGCAGCACAACTGCCCCGGTTTTTTCCGCAATTCCTATTGCTGACGTTAACACAGTTTTTCTTGCCGGTAGCGGAACCACGATTGAAGTGGGGACAAGCAACAGCAGTGTCAAAGTAAACATTTTGAATTGTCCGGATTGGAAAGTGGGACAAACCGGTCGTAATCTTTACAATGAATCAGGATCAAACCGAGTCAGCAGAATGCGTTCGCTCAGTTCCGATTTTGCCCGACACATTGATTTTGTTATAGCTCAAAATGCTCCTCTCAGTGGAAACGGAGGATTTCGTGTGGAACAGGTTGTTCCCACCCCTATTGGAGGGGCCACAGCCGCGAATGCGGTAGGTGCTGTTGTGATGTTGGATGGTCGGGTATTTTTCGCTGGTTACAGTGGTAATTATTGCACCATTTGGGACCCTAAAACCAATACATTGAGATATGCAACAGGAGCAGCAAGTGGATGGGGGGGTGCTCCTTATGCTAATGCGGGTTGTCTGTTGCTTGCGGATGGCCGGGTATTAACCATTCCTCATAATGGTTCCTATATTCGCATATACAATCCGGCCACAGATACTGTGTTCACAAATTCACAAGCCATAGGAGGAGGAGCACCCGGAGCTTATGAAGGGGGTGTGGTCATGTCGGATGGACAGGTGTTTTTGTGTGCTACCCAATCTGGAAAAGCACATGTAATTTATGACCCGGTTACCGATGTTATCACTACACCTACCGGAGGTGCTGCAACTGCAGGAGGCACCTACAAATATGAAAGTGCTTGCTTGCTTCGGGATGGAAGGGTATTTGTGGTTCCTTATAGCGCTAATATACCCCTGATTTACAATCCCAGCTCAAATGATTTTACCACCCCAAACGGAAATTATGGAGCAGGTAATTACAAATATGTTGGAGGAGTTTTGATGGCGGATGGCCGGGTTTTTTGTGTTCCGGAACACGCAACAACAGCCCGCATTTATGATCCGGTCACCAACACAACAACGACTCCGGCCGGAACCTATGGTGCTTATAATTTTGGGGGGCTTTTGCTTCCGGACGGAAGAATTTTTATTGCCCCGGGCGGACTCAGCACCGCATTTGCAACCAAAATATATGACCCAGTGACAGACACTCTTAGCACACCATGCCCGGGGGTTGATTTTGGGGGTAGTAACATGTATGGTATTTGCATGCTGCCGGATGGCACAATAGTTGGTGCTCCTATAGCAGGAACCACCATTTATACCATGAAAGTTCCCAATTTTGCCATGTTTTCGCCGCAAGCTGTCACCAGCCCAAACATGCAAAGAGGTGGTTAAATAATATATAAATAAGAATAAATAACATTATGGACAAAATCAACATTTACGACGTGGGCAATTGTTACGAATATATAGACAACGAAGGAGTTGTTGCTGCTCGTTATCCCAAGCCTTTGAGTCTTTTAAATCGTCATGGTGACGACACCAAATGGCAAGAAAGATTTAATATATTGGATGGCACCCCCATCGTTTGGAAACGGATACGGCAGGAACGCAACAAACTGCTTTCTGAAACGGATTGGACGCAAATTCCTGATTGCACGGTAAATAAGCAGGCTTGGTTGGATTATCGCAATGCTCTTCGCAACCTGCCCCAGAATTTCAATAATCCTTTAGAAGTTGTTTGGCCCACGAAACCCGCTTAAAAACATCAGCAACGCTGGTGGTTTTTTAATAAATAATAATACATGAGCAGGGCAAGTGTAACCGCATTATTTGGCGTATCCAGTTTTGAACAAGCATATTATGCTTTGCGCACACGCGGCTCCACACTCAATCCAGTATTTTCTGCAACAAGACCGGGCGGACCGCAACCAACAGTCACAACGTTTGAAAATCTGAGCAGCAGCGGTTTCAACACAGTTCGAGATGTTAACGCCAACACAGTCACTTTTAACCTGAACACATGTCCCAATTGGACAGTGGGGGAAACAGGAAAACCTCTTTATCAAGAAACAGTAGCCAATCGTGTCAGCCAACAAGTCAGCTTGAGCGCTCAATTTCTGGCGCATCTTCAATTTGTGGTCAGTCAAACCACACCCATGACCGGGGCGGAAATACTCACCACACCCAGCGGAAATTATCCGGGAGGGGGCGCATATGATGGTGCCGTTTTGTTGCTGGATGGCCGGGTGTTTTGTGTTCCATATGGTGCAACAGTTGCACGGGTATATGATCCAGCCACAAATACCATGACAACACCGGGCGGAAATTATACGTCCACTGCTCACGCCGGGGGTTGTCTTATGACAGACGGGCGGGTGTTTTGTGTTCCTTATAATGCTTCGTTTGCCAGAATTTATGATCCAGCCACAAACACCATTACTACTCCTGGGGGAAATTACGGAGCGTTAGCAAATAAACATACTCATGCAGTAAATCTTCCCGATGGTCGGGTGTTTGTTATTCCTTTTGGTGCAACAATTGCCAGGATATATGATCCAGTAACTAATACAATGACAACACCAGCTGGAACATATGCCGCGAGTCATGACGGGGGTGTTCTGATGGCGGATGGCCGGGTGTTTATGCCTCCTTTTGATGGTTCCGTGGCAATGATTTATAACCCTTATAATGATTCATTAAGCACACCCGGAGGTGCCACCGGATCATTTCCCAGCGGAGGCAATAAACATACAGACGCAGTTTTATTGCCGGATGGCCGGGTGTTTTGTGTTCCTCTTGACAGAATAGTTGCTATCATATATGACCCAGTTACAAATATTTTTTCAACGCCTGTTGGGTCATATCAGGGGGTAAATGGTAATGAAGGCGGTGTGTTGTTGCCGGATGGTCGGGTGTTTTGTGTTCCAAGTAGCACTAACGCTCAAAGAATTTATGATCCGGCCACAAATACATGCACTACCCCATCTGGAACAATGTCTGGTCATGAACAAGGAATTTTAATGTTGGATGGCCGGGTGTTTTGTGTTCCTTTTACTACTACAGTTGCAAGAATAGTACAAATATACAACAATGCTAATTTCTCCCCGGCAGCTTCAACAGGATCTTGTTTAAATAGATAATAATATATGAGCAAAAATGTAAATCTGGCACTTTTGGGAACACTGGATACAACCACCCCGGAACAATTTCTGGTTAGTACCGGTCCGGAATCAATCCCCAATTTTCAAAACATTAATCTTTTGCCTTCAGGAAACACAAATTTCATTGCAGGCAGCGGAGTAACGCTGAATGAAAGCGGCACCACCGCTCAATATTCCCAGTTGGTTTGTCCGCAATGGCACATTGGCCAGACCGGAAAAATGCTTTATGGTGAAAACAGAACCACAATTGTGGGGGGATTCAGCGCCCGAACAAGCCAGCAAATCAGTTTAAGTGCCCAATGTTTTCAACATTTTCAATATGTTACAAGTTTGAATAAACCTGTCACCGGAGCAGAAGTTTTATACACTCCCGGTGGAACATTTCCGGCAGCTGGAAACAGTTATGTGGGAGGTGTGTTGCTTCCGGATGGTCGGGTGTTTTGTGTTCCAGCGGGTGCAACAGTTGCACGGGTATATGATCCTCGAACAAATACTTTGTCCGCGTTGTCTCCGGCTTATCCGGGAGGCAACGCTTTTTTTGGAGGTTGTTTGCTTCCGGATGGTCGTGTGTTCTGCAGTCCATTTCTAAACACGGCCGGAAGAATTCATGATGTGGTCAAAGACACAATTTTCGCAACAACAACCATAAGCGGAGGTGGTGGCACAACTGAAAGCTGTGCTCTTTTACCGGATGGCCGCGTGTTTTTGGCTCCTTACAGTTCAACAACGTTCCGGATATATGATCCAGTAACAGATACGGTCACTTCACTTTCTCAAACACATGCGGAAACACAACCCGCTTATGACGGATGTGTGACCATGTTGGATGGTCGCATCTATATGGTTCCTCATAGTGCGTCCCGGTCAAGAATTTACAATCCGTTCACAAATCAAATCACAACACCGGCCGGAACATTTCCCAGCGGAGCAGGTTCAAATTATGGAACCGGAGGTGTTTTGATGGCGGATGGTCGCGTATTTTGCGTACCGGACGGTGGATCCGTGGCCACAATATACAATCCTTACACCGACCAATTAACAACACCCAACGGGGGATTTCCCGGAATAGAGGGACCATACAGCACCGGATGTTTGCTGCCGGACGGACGCATATTTTTATGTCCGCAAGATGCAAATCTTGCAAAAATATATGATCCATTGACGGATAGCATGTCAACACCTTCTGGTGCTTTTGGAGTGGCTGTCAACAAATATCAAAGCTGTGTTCTTTTGAACAATGGAGATGTGTATTGTGTTCCACAAGAAGTTACCATAGCACGTGCGCTTAAAGTGGCACACAATGTTGATTTTTCCCCGGCCGCAACCACGGGTCCTCATTTAAATAAATACTGATTGTTTTATAAAAAAAATCAATAAATTCTTTTGTTGAAAAAGATTTTTATCAGTCTGGGTGCATACAAAGGGGACAGTACTGATGCTTTTTTTGACAGCAAACGCATAGACAAGGAATATCACCTTTTGCTTTATGAACCAAACAAACAGTGTCCAGAAATATTAAAAACAAAATATCCATCTGCTGAAATTGTAAACAAAGCGGTTTCTGACAAGGATGGCGAAGCAATTTTTTAT